CAGGAACAGGCACATCATTTACCTCTCAAGTTAGAGTAGGTGATCTTCTGCTTGCCGGACCTGATAAGATTGAAGTTAAGGTTGCAGCAGTTGCAAACAATACTCGACTAACACTTGCTGCAAGATATGTTGGTAATACTGTAGCAGCACAAGCATCTGTTAATCGTAGATGGGAATTCTTCAATTATTTTGATGCTGCACCAGGTACCTCAGCAGCAGCCTCACGTGCTGGTGGTTCTCAGGACGAGATGCACATTGCCGTAGTTGATGAAGATGGTCGCATTTCTAATATTGCAAATAACGTGATCGAGAGATTTGCTTCTGTATCTAAGGCATCTGATGTTTATACTGAAGATGGTGCGACAAATTATTATAAGAATGTTATTAACGAGAGATCGCAATATCTTTGGTGGGCCGCACACCCAAGTGGTATGACAAATGCCGGTTCACCTGTGGCAGGCACATCATTTGGTGGTGGCTCACAAACCCTACCAATAAATGCATCAATGGTTTATGGTAGAGACGGTGCCGAGCCTCGTCAGGCTGATTATATCGTTGGGTATAATAAATTTGCAAATCCTGAAGAAGTTGATATTTCTTTACTTCTAACAGGTAATGGTGGTGTTACCAAAAATCTTCACGTAATTAATAACGTTGCGGAAGTTCGTAAGGATTGCATCGCTGTTATCTCACCGCCTAGAGTTGGTGTAGTAAATAACTCATCGTATGTTGGTAAGGAAGTTGATGACATAATCACTTATAGAAATGCTCTTCCGTCATCTTCATATGCTGTGTTGGATAGCGCATACAAGTACATCTATGACAAATACAATGATGTGTATCGCTACGTCCCGCTAAATGGTGATACAGCTGGTCTAATGGTTCGCACAGACAATGAGCGCGACCCTTGGTTCAGCCCGGCCGGGTTCAATCGTGGGCAGGTAAAGAATATTATCAAGCTGTCATTCAACCCGACAAAGGCACAACGCGATCAGCTTTACAAGAATGGTGTTAACCCAGTAGTAACATTCCCAGGTCAGGGAACTGTTCTGTTTGGTGACAAGACCCTTCTTTCTAAGCCGTCTGCATTTGATCGTATCAATGTGCGCCGCCTCTTCATCGTACTTGAGAAGGCCATTAGCACGGCAGCCAAGTTTACGCTGTTTGAGTTCAATGACGAGTTTACGCGCGCTCAGTTCCGTAATCTTGTCGAGCCGTTCTTGCGTGATGTTCAGGGTCGTCGCGGCATCTACGATTTCCGCGTTGTGTGCGACGAGTCTAACAATACACCTGAGGTGATCGACCGTAATGAATTTGTCGGTGACATCTATGTTAAGCCGGCAAGATCAATTAACTTTATTCAGCTGAACTTCGTCGCGGTCCGCACCGGCGTCGAGTTTACCGAAGTTGTCGGTCGAGCATAAGGCGCGGTAAGAGGGAGATAAGACATGCCATTTAATGTCTCAGAATTTGCGTCGGCCGGGCTCCCATTTGGTGGCGCCCGCCCCTCGCTCTTTAGCGTTATCATCGATACGCCTGCGGGCGTACCTAATGTTGGCGCTAGAGTGTCATTTACGTGCCGAGCTGCCCAGATTCCTCAGAGCAGCGTCGGTGTAATTGAGCAAGCTTACTACGGTCGCCGTATCAAGATTGCAGGCACTCGCACATTTGCAAACTGGAGAGTCGATATTCTAAACGATGAAGATTTTGAAGTGCGTTCTGCAATGGAAATTTGGAGCAACGCAATCAATACTCATCAGTCAAACTTGAGAGCAGCCAATCTAGCTACTACGGCTTCATATAGAACAACTGCTACTGTAACTCAGTATGCAAAGACTGGTGAGGCTCTACGTACATATCGCTTTGTAAATATCTTCCCAACAGAGGTCGGCGCTATTGATCTTGCATGGGATAACGGTGAACAGGTTGAAACTTTCCCAGTTGAATTTGCATATGACTACTGGGATCTGACAACACCTGGCAATACCGGAACGCTTGCGGTATAACGATACCCCGCAACGCGGAACTAACCGATAGGTCCGCTAAATATAGCGGACCTATTTTTTTGAGGACTTTTGATGGCTATAGAGTTATTTGGCTTCCGCATCGGTAAGGCTGAGGATGAAGCCAAAAAGGCTGCTCAGATACCGTCATTTGTTCAAGAGCAGAAAGATGATGGCGCGGTAGAAATTGCGCCCGGTGGTGCATATGGCACATTTGTCGATCTAGAAGGCACTGCCAAAAGCGAAGCCGAGCTTATCTCTCGCTATCGTGAAATGTCAATGAATGCTGAAGTTGAAGCAGCAGTTGATGATATTGTAAATGAAGCTTTAGTTACTGATGCTGACGCAAGCGTAGTTCGAATTGTCATGGATGATTTGAAGCAATCATCCAGAGTTAAGAAGCGCATTGAAGAAGAATTTGATCAAATACTTGAGCTTCTAGATTTCTCTAATATCTGCTACGAAATTTTTCGCCGTTGGTACGTTGATGGTAGACTTTACTATCATATCATGATTGATATCAAGAACCCACGTGAGGGTATTAAAGAACTTCGTTATATTGACCCTCGTCGCATTCGCAAAGTTCGTATCCCTCAAAAGAAACAGAATAGTGATTCGGCTAAAGAGAGAAACCCTACGGTCCCAGCATATTCTGAATATTATCTCTATAACCCATCTGGTCTTGCTGGCGCGGCTCATTCGCAGGGTGTTAAGATTTCACCAGACTCAGTTTGTTACGTAAATTCGGGTCTACTTGATAATAGAAATCGCATGGTGCTATCTTATCTGCATAAGGCAATTAAGCCTCTAAATCAGGTCAGAATGCTTGAGGATGCGGTTGTAATCTATCGCCTTAGCCGCGCGCCAGAACGTCGCATATTCTATATCGATGTTGGTAATCTACCTAAGCCGAAAGCTGAACAATATCTTCGTGATATTATGATCAAGCACAAAAATCGTCTCGTCTATGATGCATCGACGGGCGAAGTCAGAGATGACCGCAAGTTCATGACAATGCTTGAGGACTTTTGGCTACCGCGCCGCGAGGGTGCTAGAGGCACAGAAATTACAACTCTGCCTGGTGGTCAAAATCTTGGTGAGATGACAGATGTAGATTATTTCCGTAAGAAGCTGTATGAGGCTCTATCGGTTCCCATCTCACGTCTCGACCCTAATGGTTCATTTACACTCGGTCGTTCAAATGAAATTACCAGAGATGAAGTTAAGTTTGCTCGATTCATAGGTCGTCTGCGTCATCGCTTCACAATGCTCTTTGATCATCTAATGGGTATTCAGTTAGCCCTTAAGGGTGTCATGAGTCGTGAAGAATGGTACGAAATGAGATCATATATCAAATATGATTTCCAAAAAGACAATTATTTTTCTGAGCTAAAAGATCAAGAAGTTCTTACATCTAGACTACAGCTATTGAATACTATTAGCCCATACGTTGGTGTGTATTACACTAAAGAATGGGTTCAAAAAAACGTTCTTCGTATGTCTGATGATGAAATTCAAAAACTTGGTTCTGAAATTGAAATAGATAGTGCTGATCAAATGGATCAGGCTGTTGCTGCAAATAAATCTCAGCCTGAAATGATGCCAGATGACTCATCTGAAAATGTAAGACAAAATGCAAAGAAATCAGCACCTTTCTCAGAATCTTTTGATGACGGTGTTGTAGCTCTTACCGAAGATGATAAAAAGCTAATTGAAAATATGTCTCAAGTGCTAGAATCTATTGAAGCTGATGAGTTTATAGATATCTCAAAGATTGATCTATCTGACATTGATATTGATGATAAGATCAATAGCATAAAAAGAGGGTTAAAGAAGTGACTCTATCTCTAGAAGCAGCAAAGATCCTCGCCGCAGCTATTAAGGCTGCACAGAATGAAGCAGATCGTGTAGAAAGCAAGCTGCTTGGAGAGATTCGTCAAATTCCTCAGGGTCCAGAAGGTCCTCGCGGCCCTGCTGGTGGTCCACAAGGTCCTAAGGGTGATCGTGGTCTACCGGGTATTCCAGGACCGCAGGGACCGCAAGGGTCTAAGGGTGAAAAGGGTGATCGTGGTGATGTAGGTCCTGCTGGACCTAAGGGTGATCGAGGTGATGCGGGCCCGCGCGGTGAAGCAGGACCACCTGGTCCAATTGCTGATGTATCATCTGTATCCAAGCAGCTAACAGATAGATTTGAACAGCTATCTCAAAAGATTAGTTCTCAAACATCAAGACTGGCCATGGTTGGTAGCGGCGGTGGGTCTGGTGAAGTTCTACTAAGAAGGCTTGATGATGTTGATTATAATTCAACGTTAACCCCAACTGATGGTCAAGCTCTAGTTTGGAATGCGACGCTAGGTAAGTGGCAAGCTAATACAGTAGCCGGTGGTGGTGGTGGGTCAACCAATAATTTTACTACTACCATACAGACTCGTGCTATTATTCCAGCGTCAAATAACGTATTTAATATTGGCTCACCTGGACGCAGATATGCAAATCTATATCTAAGTGGTAGCACAATATTCTTAGGTAACACTATACTAAAGTCCAGCCAAACTGGGCAGCTAAAGATAACCACCAATTCAGGTCAGGTAGAAACTTTAGCATCAAATTCGTATGTCAACGCTACGTTTCAAACAAAAGCAGTTGAACGTGCCGCATTAGCAAATACAAACTATTCTGTTAATATTATTCACAATAATATTCAAAGCACAAATTCGGCACTTCGTGGTCTAGTTAATAACAGATTAGGGATTGCAAATGCAGATGCTAAGTTTGCAACTAAAGCTTATGCTGCATCAAATGCTTATGTAAAACAAATTCTTGCCAATACTAATGCTTATATTGCATCAATTGTAACAAGCGGTGGTGGAGTATCAGTTGGTACGTTCAATGCTGCACTGGCTAATACAAATCTTGCTATTGGTAGACTAAACACAAATCTAACTGGCACCAATACCGCACTGCGCACTCTAGTATCAGACCGCTTGCAGGTAGCTAATGCCGCTGCAACATATCAAACACGTGCTATTGAGCGCGCAGCATTAGCTAACACAAATCAGTCAATCACAAATGTTCGTAGCAATATTCAAGCCACCAATACTGCGCTACGCACCTTAATCTCTGATAGACTTCAAGTAGCAAATGCAGATTCAAGATATGCAGCCAATGCATTTTCTCGCATAACTGTTGGTGCCAATAGCATATTTGCTGATAGCAAAGGCGATATACTAACTCTTGTTGCTGGAGCAAATATCACACTAGCTGCAAACCCCGCAACCGATACAATTACTATTTCTTCGACAGGTGGTGGGGGCGGAGGTGGCGGAGTTTCCGAAAGCACCTTTAATGCCGCATTAGCAAATACAAATCTTGCTATTGGTAGATTGAACACAAATCTTACCGGCACAAACACTGCGATTAGAGCTTTAGTATCTGATAGACTACAGGTAGCAAATGCGGCTGCAACATACCAGACACGTGCAATCGAGCGTGCTGCGTTGGCTAATACTAATCAGTCAATCACAAATGTTCGTAGCAATATTCAAGCCACCAATACTGCACTTAGAACTTTAATCTCAGACAGATTGCAAGTTGCAAATGCTGCTACAATCTATCAGACTAAAGTCGTAGAGCGTGCTGCGCTTGCTAATACCAATGCTAGAATTAATCTAGTTAATAACAATCTTACTGGCACAAATACTGCACTTAGAACTTTAATCTCAGACAGATTGCAAGTTGCAAATGCTGCAACACTATACCAGACACGTGCAATTGAACGTGCAGCATTGGCCAATACCAACCAGTCAATTATAAATGTTCGTAGCAATATTCAAGCTACTAATACTGCTATTCGTACACTGATATCCGATCGTTTGCAGGTAGCTAATGCTGCTGCCGTATATCAAACACGTGCAATCGAGCGTGCTGCACTTGCTAATACAAATGCATCAATTGCAACTCAAGCAACCAGAGTTACACTAGTTAATAGTAATCTTACTGGCACGAATACTGCTCTTCGTACATTAATATCCAATAGATTGCAAGTTGCTAATGCCGATGCTAAATTTGCAACGAAAGCATATGCTGCTTCTAATTCTTATGTAAATACCAATTTCTTAAATAAAACTTCATCGACCCCGCAAACAGTAACAAGTAGAGTAGCATTTAGTGCAAATGTAAGCATTACTGGTAATTTAACAGTTACTGGTAATACAACATTTGTTAATCAGACAACTATCAATACCTCAGATAATCTGATTGCGCTTGCAAATAATAATACTGCTGATGTCAGCGATATTGGTTTCTACGGTCATTATAGAAAAAATGGTGTCACCAATAATCACGTTGGGGTTTTCCGTGATGCTGGTACCAAAGATTTCTATGTGTTTGGTAATTATACTCTAGAGCCTAGCGCAGGTAGTATTAATGTCAATCATGCATCATTTGAAACTGCAAATCTAAACGTATCACAGCTTAAGGCCACAAAGGTTAGAGTTGGTGGTGTTGATATTGAAAGCCGTTATGCACAGAATACTGCTACGCGCACGCTTATCAATGATCGTTTGCAAGTAGCTAATGCTGCCGCTATCTATCAAACTAAGGCAGTAGAACGTGCTGCACTTGCTAACACAAATCAGTCAATCACAAATGTTCGTAGCAATATTCAATCTACCAATACTGCTTTACGCACACTTATCAGTGATCGACTGCAAGTTGCAAATGCTGCGGCTGTATATCAAACACGCGCAATCGAGCGCGCTGCGTTGGCTAATACTAACCAGTCAATCACAAATGTTCGCAGCAATATTCAAGCAACCAATACTGCTCTGCGCACATTGATTTCTGATAGACTGCAGGTATCAAATGCCGCAGCAATTTATCAGACACGTGCAATTGAGCGCGCTGCACTGGCTAATACTAACGCATTTATTAAGAGTCAGCTTGCTAATACAAATCTTTCAATTACAAATGTTCGCAGCAACATTCAGGGTACTAATACTGCACTTCGCACGTTAATTTCTGATAGACTACAGGTATCAAATGCCGCAGCAATTTATCAGACACGTGCAATTGAACGCTCTGCACTTGCTAATACAAATGCATCAATTGCAACTCAGACAGCTAGAATTACACTAGTTAATAGCAATCTAACTGGCACAAATACTGCATTACGTACTCTCATTTCTGATAGAGTGCAGGTTGCTAATGCTGTTTTAAGAGTTAACCCATCAACATCAGGTCTGTTGGCACATACTGGCCGCGCAACAATTAGCACCAATTTGGCGGTTACTGGCAATACTACAATTAGCGGTAACTTTACATTAGACGGCGCAGCTGGCGCTGTCAGTATGAATAATAACGGCGCAGTTAATATATCTACAACAGCGGGTCAAACCACTATAGGTCGTGCCGGTGTAACCACAACTATTAATGGTACATTTGCAGCGACAAGACAAACAGTATCACAAAATCTAACTGTTTCTGGTAACACAACATTTGGTGGAACTGCAAAGCTTCTAGCAGTTACTGGCCGAGCTTCAATTACTGGTCGCTTGTCTGTTAGCCAAAATCTTGAGATTTCTGGTAATACAGTATTGGGCGACTCAACTGTTGCAACAAGTCGCACCATTGCAAATGGTCTGCTAAATGCTAACGGCAACTTCATTGTTGCGGGTAATACGACACTAGGTGCTGCTGGTAAGACAATTACGACAACTGGTCTGCTAGCACATACTGGCCGTGCAACAATTAGCACAAACCTTGCTGTTACTGGTAATACGACACTTAGTGGTGGATTAACTGCATCTGGTTCTGGTTCTGGTGCAAGTGTTACATTATCACCTACTGGGTTGGCACTCGTTACTATAAACCCAGGTAGCGATATTCGCTTAGGAACAACATCAGGTACACCAACAATTGGTCGTGCGGGTGTTTCAACAACTATCAATGGTACACTTGCTGGTACAAGACAGACACTATCTCAAAATCTGACTGTCTCTGGTAATACCACATTTGGTGCATCGGCAAAAGTAACAACCATTACTGGTCGTGTCGCAGTTACTGGTCGTCAAACAATTAGCACAAATCTATATGTCTCTGGTAATACTGTTCTTGGTGACCCATCTGCGGCCGCAGAAAGAACAACAATCAACGGCACACTATTTGCCAACTCAAATCTAACGGTATCTGGTAATACTGTTATTGGTTCTTCTGACGCAAGCACACTAACCTTAACTGGTAATACCATAGCCATCACACCAGCAGTGCTAAACTTCAGCAGTGGTAAGCTATTCATTCAAAAGAATGCAAGCCGAGTTGGTGTAAATACGGTAACACCGAATACAACGTTTGATGTTGCTGGTATAATTAGATCATCAAATGGTGGCTTCCGTTACCCAGATGGTGCAACAACAGCAGCGCCATTGTATGTGTATGACTCAGCAGGTACGCAATTATATCCGTAATGAATGGAGATTATTATGATTAGATTTTTGATTACAGCTTTGATTGGTATGTTTTTGTTTAGTAATATCGCATATGCACAACAACCATCGTTACACCCTACTAGACCTATTAGGGTTGTTGTGCCATTTGCACCTGGCGGCGCATCCGATCTTGCTGCGAGAATAACCGCTGAAGGTATGGGTACAGTTCAAACAAGAAATGTAACTGTTGAAAATCGATCTGGTGGTTTTATTGCAGTTGGTGGTAATTTTGTAAGAGAGCAACCATCAGATGGTCATACACTAATTTTAATTGCTAATGGGTACACTACGACTAGACAATATGTTCCTGATTTGACATTTGACCCCAGAGAAGAATTTTCTGTTGTATCTGTCTTGGTCAGAACACCTATGGCTATAATGGTACCAAGCAATAGTCAATTTACTAATGCCAGATCACTAATTTCTGCTATACAATCGCAACCTGATGTATATACATTCCCATCAACTGGTGGCGGCGGTGTTGCTGCAATGGTGATGCATTTATTTCAGCAATCAATTAATAGTACAATGGTAAATGTACCATATAGAGGGTCTGCACCTGCGGTGTCTGATTTTGTTTCTGGTAGACTATCAATGATGATGGATACCGTGCCTTTGGCTATACCTCTAAACAACAATGGTGCAAGAATAGTTGCTGTTACATCAAGTGAAAGAGTTGCATCTCTACCAAATGTACCTACGTGGAGAGAGGTGGGTATAAATGACACGTTTTATACTTGGCAAGCACTATTTGTAAAATCTGACACACCTAGACCTATTCGTGAGCAATTAAATGCTATCATAAGACAGTCATTGCAAACAGATGAGGTAAGACGTAGATTTTTAGGCTCGGGGCTTGAAGAATCTAATATTCTATCACTAGATTTACCGGCTAGCGAAAGGTTTGTATCAGAAGAGGTTAATAAGTGGAGAGGTATATTTGGTAAGTAACCATATTATAAATATACCATGCAAATAGGAGCAAAATTGTAATGTCGTTTGAAAATTCAATTAAAGATGCAGTTGACAGCCTTCGCGACGGTAACCCGGCAGAATTCTCTCATTATATTAAGGGTGTTCTGTTGAATAAGCTTTCCGATCGTATGGATGTAGAGAAGGTTAGCATTGCATCGCAGATGTTTGGTGAGCCTGCTTCGGAAGACGATTCTACGGAGACAAACGATGACGAAAACTCTTAAGAATATTAGGGAGCAAGCCGCGCGACTTCAAGAAGCGGGTTATGTTACTACAACTCAAGCTCTGAAGCGCACGTTTAGAGCTGACAAGTCTGTTGACGACGATGAGACAGCATCACTAGAGCCTAAGGCTGCTGGTGAAAAAGCTTTTAAGGCTATGCACACATCAGACGTAACAGATTTTGGTGATCAAGATAAGAACCCAAATCAGGCTGATGCTAAAAAGCGCATTCATCATCGTGCCGGTGATGAGCCAAAAGTCGGTGAGAGAACAAAGGTCACTCAAGGCACATCTACAATTAAAGGACCTGAACTTGGTTCTTACACAAAGCAGACGCCAACCAATTACGCAGATAAGCGCGGCGGCGAGACATCAGTAGTTCGCACAGCACCTTCGGCAGTTGAGCCGTTTGCTATTAAGACACCAAGAGTGTCAATCAAGCAGTTCCGCGAATCTATGCAGTTTGGTATTCATCGCATTGTTGAATCACGAATTGGCGGGCGCGTAATTTTTGAAGATGGTCACGTTGATATTGATGACGATCTTGCTGTTAGAATTGCTGACGTTTATTCTCTCCTTGAGAATGACAATGCGGAATTTTTCTTAGCCATGGGTGCGTCAAGCGCACAGGGTCTTCGCGATGTAATCGACTTTGTTACAAACACCGAAGTCGAAGGAGAATAATCTATGGCTATCGATAGAGTAGTCAATAAGGGTATTAAGGGTGGGTATGTCATCGGCAACTTTGCTGCCGGTGGGTTTATAGCTCGTAATAGCTCAAATGCAGTTGTTGCTGCAAATTCTGCTGGTGAGACTGTGCAAGAGATGTTTATCTCTGTAGTTTCTTGGTCAGCATCTAACGGTGTATCGTTTAACGTAAAGCGTGGTGCAAATAACGTTCTCAATCTTGCACAGACTGGTACATTTGATTTTCAGGCTCTTGGTGTTGGGCTTGAGACAGGTGGTGAAGCCGCAGCAAATGTTGTTGTGACAAGATCGGGCACTGGCCCAGCTTCCTTGGTAATTAAGCTACACAAGAGAGCAGCCATTACTGGCGGCTCAGAATACTAAGGGGACTAGCCATGAAGCTTATTTGTGAGGTCAATGAAGACCTCAATCTAATCACCGAAGCTAACGAGAGAGGTGGCAGAAGCTACTTTATCGAAGGCGTGTTTATGCAGGCTGAGCAAAAGAATCGTAACGGTCGAGTGTACCCTAAGGGTATCATGGCTAGAGAAGTTGATCGTTACGTCAGAGAACACGTAAATCAAAGCCGTGCATATGGTGAGCTTGGCCACCCGTCAGGTCCGACCATCAACCTTGAGCGCGTATCTCACATGATCAAGGAACTGCGCGAAGACGGCAACAATTACATTGGTCGCGCTAAGATCATGGAAACTCCATACGGCAATATCGTAAAGAATCTTATGGAAGAGGGTGCGCGTCTCGGTGTATCCACAAGAGGTATGGGTTCTCTTAAGGAAGTTAATGGCTGCATGATGGTTCAAGATGATTTTCATCTTGCCACTGCAGGAGATATTGTAGCTGACCCTTCTGCGCCAGATGCATTCGTGCATGGCATCATGGAAGGTAAGGAATGGGTTTGGGACAACGGCATTCTTAAGGAAGTCGAAATCGCAAACTATAAGAAGCGCATCAATGAGGCTGCAAGATCGCGCCGAACTGAAAATGAAGTTGTGGAAGTATTCCGTAACTTTCTTTCTAAGCTATAATACCCAAATTTTATAAATATCATAGCGTAAAACATTAGCTCCCAAGGAGACAAGAAATGGTCGATAAAGTTAAGAAGATCAATGAAGCCGATGCACCGGGCGCGCATGTACCGGGCCCAGTTGGTAACAAGGTAACGCCTCCTGGTGGAGACAAGGGTGGCGAGCATGGTCTGGTGATGACATCACCGACATCAGTCAACCCTGCTTCACGTTCAGCAATGGTTGCAGCCATTGTCAATAGCGTGACAAAGATGAGAAAGGGTGACCTGCAAGCAACCTATGCTAAGGTTATGGGTCTACCTGACGGCGAGCATGAGTACCCAATGCAGGGTAACTCAAAGATTGCTCAGCCGCCGCGCGTTACATCAGAAGACCTAAATGTAGCCGATGACGTTCGCGCAATCTTTGAGGGCGCAGACGTTTCTGAAGAGTTCAAGACAAAGGTGTCTGACATTTTTGAGACAGCCCTCGTGACGAAGATCAACGAGAAGCTGGAAGAGATGGCTGCTATTCATGAGGCCGAGATTGCTGAGGCAGTTGAGACTCAGGTAGCTGGTATTGTTGAGGAGCTTGATTCTTACCTCGACCACGTTGTTGAGCAGTGGATGGACGAGAATCGTCTGGCCGTTGAGACTGGCCTGCGCTCAGAGATCGTTGATTCATTCATGACGGGTCTGCGCAATCTGTTTGCCGAGCATTACATCGATGTGCCTGAGGGCAAGGAAGATGTGGTTGAGGATCTAGCTGCTAAGGTTGAGGAGCTGACCGCTGCTCTAAACAACGAA